CACGAAGACAGAGAAATACTTGCTAGGTATGTTACTCGTAGGCATCCTGAAATGGAAGGGTGGATTAAAAAGAACTTTATGCAAGGGAGAGAAAAATGATAGAAGATAGAATAAAAGAATTAGAGCAAGAACTTGAAATTAGAATTAACGATAATGCTGACTTATATTCCAAGCTATGTAATGCTTTAATGCAGTTGGAAGATGCGAACAAGATTATGAAAAAATATGCAGAAACAGAAACTGACGACTGGATTGATTCCAGAATGCCAGCAGAAAGTTATCTTAAAAAATGGGAGGTTAAATGAAAATAGGCGACAGTGTATGGATATTTGTTGGGAGAAACACAGCAGACCACAATAAAGAGCTTGCTTGTGGACAGTATATCTCTTACGAGAAAGGATTACGTGTTGTCCGTGTTGGTAAAAAGATATACAAGCGCAAATTATGCGAGCTTGCAAAAGTAACAGGTAAAGAAAAACTTGACTTTTCTTAAAAAAGTAAATATAATGATACTTGTCGTTGTATCATATAAATACTCTTTAACGACATTACTACGCACAGTACCCATTCGCAAGAGTGGGTATTTTTAAAACCACCCCTTTCGGAGTGGTAAAGGAAAAATATGAAAAAACAGCCGTTTATTTCTTTTTTGAATATTTAGCCAAGATAGCTTTGTTGGCAGGGGTATTCACGACAGAAATATTATCTAAGATTTTAACAATCTTACCCCAAATAGTATCATCTTTCTTCGTTGGAGTTAATGCAACAGCACCAGATGCAGTTGTTGTAATCAAGCCAACCCAAGCAAAAATACTTTCCCAGTGTCCTAAAATCCAATCTATCATAGTTTATCCTTTCATTTATAATAATCAAACATCACTTCTTGTGGAAGTGTCTTATCAGCATCACAATGAACAAACGTCTTTCCAATGCCAATTCTTTTAAATCCTGCTCGCAATAATGCGTTCACGATTATAAACCTCTTTGTTGAGTTAGCCGTCTTAATATCAACAGCAAATCCCCTAGTATGCGCTGAATTATCAACACCATCTACCTCTTTGTTGTGCTTTGGACATCTGTATCCAGACGTTATAATAAATGGTATATTCGCAATCTTTCTTGCGTAGTTCAACATATCTAAAAAGTCGCCATCAATTTTACATTTGTGGCAACATGGACATTCTAATTCACTTTTTGTAAAGTAACTCATCTAATCTTTCTTTCTAGCACTTTTGTTAGTTTTGTTCTAATAAACTTATCAATCCAATCGTACAATGGTCTGGAACATAAAATAACCAATCCCACAAAACCAGACCGAGTAGCACCCTCTTCAATCCATTTACCAAGTAAAAGATAAAAGCTATAACCCATAGCAAAACCGAGAGCAGCATCTAAAAAGAATTGAAAGACGTTTTTAAATCTGATGAACGCAGATATAACTGCCATACCCATCAAGAACAACCAAATCTTTAAATCATCTATCATTCTTCCCCTCTTCATTTTGCCCTCCTAGCTCAAGAGAGCTACCACATTCTTATTATATGATAGCTCTATATTTAACAAATGTCAAGAAAAAACTTAATACGTTTCTTCGGACTTGTCAGAGTACATATAATGAGCCTTTGCAATTCCCTTTTCTGTCATAGCCAAGTCTTTCATTATATCTGCAAGCTGACCCATTTCACACAGCGTCCAAGATGATTTCTCACGAGCCATTTTCTCTATCTTGTCAATCATCATACGAACTCCTGAATGAAAGTCGTCATACAGTTTCTTTCTTTCTTCAGTTGTCATCCTTCACCTCCAGTTGTAGCTGTAATAGTTGCAGCGACATCTGTCGCTCCGCAAGCGACATTTGTTAATGTGATGTGTGGTGTCGTTCCAACCACAATATATCTACCGTGATACACTTTACGAGTACGAAGTCTGTCGGTCATAACAGGATAACCCCACATATCCACCAAAGGAACGTTAGCATCGTTCACCGTTACAGTATAAGCTACTGGAGCTGTCGTGATAATGCTATTAGGGTTAATCGTTAATAACAAGCAGAACGGGTCAAAGTTTCCGATATTGTTTGAGTTGGTTACGGACAATATACCAGCAGCGGTCAGGTTTGTTGATTTGTGCAAATTAGCACAGCAATTACAAGTCATTTATACCTCCTTATTATCAGGGGTGAGTTTCCCCACCCCGAGTAATTACACGCCACATCCACATCCATTACAGAATGGAGAGAAGCCTGCGTTGTATGTTGAAGCCATTGGGTAACGAACAATGCCCGCTGTTGCTTGAGCCAATTCAAGAGCATTAACTTTGCTCTGTAAGGCATCAATCTTGTTTTGTGCCATTGCTTCCAAAATCTTGTTTGTATTTTGGGCGTTTTCATATTTCACGCTGTCAATAGCACGCAAGGTGTTGCAGCAACATTGGTTTTCGTTAGCAATAGATTGCTGAATCGCAGCAGAAACGCCTAACACATCTCTGTCCAATTCTGCATATTTATCACCAACATACCCAACTAAATCGTGGAACACTTGGTTTGTAGCAGCCACAGATTGAGCTGTGCCAGTTGTTACAGCACTCAAGATTTCACGTTGGTTAGCCATATCGTTTTGGGCATCAAACCCACGTTGGACTTCAGCGGAAGTAGCAGCGCCACCATTAGCACCCCAACCACCAAAGCCACCAGACATAAGGAAGAACAGGATAACCAATAATCCTACTCCACCCATTCCAAATAAGCCGTCATTTTCAGCCATTTTTATACTCCTTGTTTAAGTTAATTCTTCAGGCTTCCTCAGCCGAATATCATCACCCTATGGATGAGAGTTTAAGAACTGGGCAACCATATTCCTGTCGTATCCTTTGCTCTGTGCATAGTTCAACAGGGTTTGTTTTTGTTGTTCGTAGGTTTTCCCGTTCATTAACTGGTTAAATTGTTGCATACGAGGGTCGCTATTGAGCTTGCCCGACATTAGCATTTGCATTCCCATTTGTACCATTTGTGGCGTTATTTGGAACATCTGCTACTCCTTTCGTTAATTTTGTTTCCAAGCTATTTATCTTTTCCAAGATAGCTTCTAGCTCTGATTTCTCTTTTTTATCGTTAGCAAGTTCATAGGTTTCAACAGATATAAGCCCGTCATTTGTTAGTTGTTTGACGTATATCTTCTTACCTTTTTTGTTGAATCCAACATACAATACATTGAGAGTAGGCTTTATGCCGTCTAACTCCTGAGCTGATTCTACCGTGTAGAACTGTGCGCTTTTCTGTACTTGTTGGATAGATTGAACAGGCGAACCTTGTGGCATTTGTGGCATCATAGGTTGCCCGTAAAAGTTATATGGATAATTCATTTATACTCCTTTCTGCTTGCTAAGGTGGGTTTTTCTGCGTTTATAGCACCCACCCTAGCGTTTCTGCAAAGGACAAGCAGTGAAAAACGCCCTTTGCTTATTTATAATATAGCAAAGAGCTTTCGGAGTTTTTATGATTAAAATTATGTGTTCGTTTAGCCTGATACTATTTTATCCACGACCTTTTTATGATAAGAAAACACGTTCCTTACATCCATATTTAGTTCATAGGCAATAGTCTCAAACTTCATAGGTGGGTCGTTCACATATCTAAACTCCATTATCCTACGAGCTGTGTAGTTGTCTGTTAAATCGCTTATTTGTTTTATAAAGTAGTCAGGGTATCTTTTACCTATTCTCCTAAGGTAAAAGTGCGTTAGCCAGTAAAATACTATCTTACGCTTTACGCTTTCCAATTCTAGCCTTCACTTTCGCAAGTTTCATCTTGACCGCTGGCAATCCACGAAGTTTTAGAGTTACTTTTTGTTTAGCCATTCTTTACCTCCTGATAGTTTTCACGACCATCTTGTGATACGCTCAAGTTGGCATCGTTTCCACCTATCATCCATACAACCAATAATGCCCAAATTAAATTATTCAGTAGGATAAACACCAACACCCACTTCAATATACTTAAAAACACTTCTTTTGCTATTTGTAGTTCGTTCATTCTCTACCTTTCATCATTGCTATTTTATTGTACTGGTCTATAATAGAGTTTCTGTCGCCTTTGTATTTACGATAATATCCAAACCATCTCTTTGCCATAGCTTGTTTATGACGAATAAATGCTTCCCTATCGTCAATGGGATTAGTGATACCTTCAAACTCTGCTTGTTCCATTCTAGGTGGTGGAAGTTCTCTTTCCAATGGAAGTTCCCTTATGCTAGGAAGCTCACGTTCTTTATATTGTGTTTCTCTTTCGTCTTTCCAGCTAGTGTGCATCTCTTTAAATTCTTTCCATATCTTTTGGTCAATACCGAGAAGTCTTACATCTGATTCTATATCTTCATATTTGTGTGCCATATTCTGGATCATTCTCTACTGGATAAGGATAGCGTTTCTTAATTTCTTCTACCTTATCAGAACGTTCCTGTTTAAGCTCTGCTATTTCCTGTTCTATTTCAGGAGTTTGTTCTTCATCAGCCAAACGAGTAATATGGCAGGTAATAGGGTCAACCTCTAAAGTATAGGCTTGTTCACGCTTTTGGCGTTGTTCTTCTTCGGTTGGTGCTGGTTCTTCTGGTGCATAGCCTGCAACATACCACTGACCATCGTATGCTTGCTCTACTTCCATTTCTGTCATACCAATAGATTTGTAGAAATCAGCGTTTGTTCCAATTCCAACCTCACATTGTTTAGTTTCTTCGTTTATTATTTTTGCGTATTTTAACATATTTATACTCCTTTCAACGGATAAAAATAGCATCTTGCAAAAGAACCTTCAGTTATTTTTACCACATCATTTTTTGCAATAACAGCACCATCTCCACCAGCTGTGCCATTATAGATTGCTTCATTATCGTTGACAGACATTTTGCAGTTGGAAGCAGCTTGATATATAAAGCCATCACTTGGTGCTGTGTATGGGAAGGATGATGAAGAAAGAGCTATTCCAGAGGTATAATCTGGAATACCCCATCCGACTATCGTAGCCTTTGCAGATGCAGTTGGGTTTATATTACTTAAATCAACATCTGCCTTTGAAGAATCGCTTGGAATACTTGCCCAAGAGGCATCTGTTCCATCTGTCGTTAGATACTTTCCACTTTGCCCTGTTTGGCTTGGTAATGGGGCAGGAATCGTTAGGGAAACATTTCCATTACCATCAGGACTTGTGTTGTTAACGCTTGTTACTGTTCCTACGTTAGATGTATATCCATTTGGATTGCTTGAACTATACGGAGTATATCCAAGAGCCGTTGTTACGTCGCTTGATGTAATTCCTGTTATGTATCCCTGATTTCCAACCCAAGTTTCTGTTGCGTATCCAGTCAATGCAGAAGATGTTAAGAACCCCTGCTGACCTACCCAAGTTTGCGTAGCGTATTCAGGAGCATCTGTTGAGATAGACAACATATCTGACGTAATTGTTCCGCCAGATATACCAGCTTCAATCTGTGCCGTTGTCCCTATATTAACAACGAATTGTTTAAGTTCGGTATCAGCCATTATCTTCCTCCTTATTTATTGGAAAGTCTTTGTCTTTAATTTCTTCCCAGTTATCCTGTTCTTCTGGTGTTTGAATAATAACAGAATGACAGGTTTCTTCTGTTTCTTTGTTCTTTAATTTATAACCATCAGAAGCTCTTAATACCAATTTTTCTTCTGTTATAATAGCACCCTCTGGTTTGAACCCACACCAAATACCATTTACTCCATCAAGCGTTCCAATGTATGTTGTTATAATTTCCATAGTATCTCCTAACTTGTTGCAGGTAAATCAAATAAAACAGTCGTATTAGTTCCACTAAATCCACCTACAACATCAGACCAACCACCAATAACAGATTGTAGATTGGATGGGAAGTGAACTGTACAGCCAGTTACGCCATAAAGCATATCTTCAAAATCATTGGATGTCGCAAAAGATGTAGATTTCAACGAATTAAAATATATGTTTTGAAGCATTTTATTGAACATAAAACATTCAGACAAAGCATAACTTCCCAAATAATCAACTTTTGCAAATCTACATTCTGTTATTTTGTTTGATGTTCCCAAAAAACACCGCGCCAAACCACTATCATCAACATATTCAAGGTTTTGAAAAGAAACAACGCCAGAAATAGAACAATTTAAAAAACACGCAGCCATTCCTGTTGAGCCTATTTTTTCCAAAGAAGAAAGGTCAAATGTCGTTAAGCTAGAACAACCAGAACAACCTAAAAACAAACCACTTGGTTTTATTTCTGTTACATTTGGGAACGAAACGACACTTAAATTAGAACATTCAGCCAAAAAATACCTACAATCTTCACCAATTAACTCTGCGTCTGGAAAATATATTTCTTCTATTTCGCTTCTTCCTCTGAATATACTTCTATCGGACAATTCATAAAATGGTGTTTTTGTAATTTTTTTTAATCCATCTGCAGTTATTACGCTTTTCCAAGCAAGTTCCCCGTCAACCAAGTCAAATAGAGGCATAACCGCTTGTTCTCCACCACCAACAACCATTGCTGGGCATACCTTTTTGTTTCCTAAATATAAAGCTCCTGCCATTATAATCTCCTTAGTATTACAGTTGTTGCAACAGCCCAACTTGCATCTGTTCCATCAGTCGTAAGGAACTCGCCAGAGTGTCCTGTTTGTGTTGGTAAAGAACTTCCACCACCAGCATCAAGAGCTATTGTGTCCCCGCTTGACTGATTGAGTGTAAAGCTACCTTTTGTTACTCCGCCTTGTGTAATAGTGATTGTCGCATCATTTACAGTTGGAACTGTTATGTTCGCCGTAACATTAGTACTTGAGTTCGCAGTAAATGTACTAACGGTTGTTCCGTTCTTTTGAATCGTCAATGTACCATTATTAACAGTAGGAATTGTTACATTAGATGCGATAGCTGATTCTACTATATCTCCGTTCGCATCTGTGGCTAACAGTTTTCCACCAGCAAATTCTGGGTCAACAGCCCACAATTCTGTATTAGATGGCGTAGCACCGTTAAACTGTGTTTTTGTCAAACGGTTTATTACAAGTTGTGAAACATTAGTATCTGTCGTTGCCATTCCCTATCCTTTCAAAAACCTAGTTATATCTTTTACTTCATCCCCTACCGTAAAAGCACCTGTACCAGAATTATTATACAAAGTATGAGAAACTTTGTCAAGTAAATAACCAACACCATTCTCATCTTTACAGGGGATAAAATCACGGACTAATGTATCATTTTGTTTAATAGTAAAGTAGTATATTCTTCCTTTTAATCCACCAACATTATCTGTACCATAATGATGGCGCTTAAATAAATAAATTGTTAAATCAGTTTGTTCTGTTCCAGTATATGCTTTGCTTGAACCTTTTGTCCCATTGATAATTGCGTACTGCTCACCACTCTTATAACTTATTTCAATATCATAACGAGTATTTATGGCAAAATTTTGTAATTCTTGCCAATATTGATTTAAATAACCAATTGTAAATTGACCATTACTAGCTGCTTGACCGAAATTTAAGTGCTGACTAGAACTTCTCGTTCCTGCAAAAATATCTGAACTAGTACTTAATGATTTAACATATAATCCATAATTTATATTAAATTTTCCATTACCCATAACCCCAGTATCAATATACTGTGTCCCTGTACTCTCTAAATACTCCACAGGTATAATCTGCCGACCAGCAGTAAATGTACCAGTTCCTTTATTATAGTATGGCTTTTTACCGACCAAATCATACATACAAGGCACACCTTGCGGGTCAATACAAGGCACAAAATCACGAATCAAGATACCATTTCTTTTGTGTTTGTAAGACCATATTTTACCAGATGCACCATTTCCACCACCACTTATGTTTAAGTTAAACAAATAAATCGTGCTGGTAGATGTAAAGTCTTCAAACGTTTTAACCCGTGTGCCATTTACATAAACACCATTTGAGTTTGCATTAAAATAGTGCTGGCTATTATAAACTTCTGTATCATTTACTTTATAAGTAGAAGCACCATAAGCAATATTTCTTAAATTTGTCCCATCACCACTTCCGATACCGAACCTAGCACCGTTATCGTGTTCCCCCATCAACCATTTATATTTATCTGTTGTTATTAACTGGAAATAAGTTTCTACTTCGTCAGTTGAAGTATTTATAGTATATTCGGTATCAATATACTGTGTGCCAGTTGATTCAAGATATTCCACCTCTTTAAAACCTGTTGGTAGCCTGCGTTTGCTGTCAATCATTAAACGTAGTTTTTTCATTGGTTGTATTTTTCCTGCAACAAACGTGCCAGACTGCTTTGTGTTTGTGTAAAAAACATCATTCTGTTTGTCATAAAAACCTAGACTTCCATCTTTCCACGCTGGTATTAAATCTCTATAAACTTGCGTAGTATCGTATATCTTTACATAATACACCTTTCCTAACCCACCATATGTTCCATCAATAGAGAACACGTATAAGTTTGATGCACTTTGGTACGGAGAATTATACCCGTTCATACCAGCAATCATACCAGACTTGATGTTAGTTCCATTTATGTACAGCTTATCCAGTGTTGCATCTAAAAATACTTCAAAGTCGTCTGTTGGATAAGAGGCAAAACTCATATAGTAATTCTGCTCTGTATATCCACCTCTACGCCATACAAAACGGTCAGTTTTTGCATTAGCATTTAATGCTGGAAAATATAAAACTGGACTTGTCGTACTTGTTGAAAGAGGAAGTACAGAACCTGAAGCACCCATATCTGTACGAGAGTATTTTAATTTAATACTCATTGACGATTTATATTTTATTCCCAAATCAAAACAACCACCAACAGATGTTGATTCAATGTACTCTACTTGTGTGGCAGGGTATTTAAATGCTCCAGTACCTGCATTAAGATAAACAGTATGACTTACTTTGTCAAACATAAATCCTACACCATTCTCGTCAATGGCTGGAACATAGTGTCTAACAAGCGTATCACCATCCCACCATCTGGACGAATAGTACTTTGCAGATGCAGGATTATAATTTGTATAGTTAAAGTTTCCTAACGGGGAAGTAAAATTCTGCGTAAATGTGGCTGTGTTAAAAGTATGTGTCAAAGAACCATCAAAATACAGCAAATTCTTTTCTTGCTTCATAACGTGTCTTTTTGTATCTGGAAGACCAGACTGATACCATACGTTTGTTGAACCATAGCCAAATTCAAGATAGTTGTTTGATGGCGATAATAAAGCACCATAACGAGCGCCATTTGACACAAGCCCTCCAAATATACCCTTTCTGTTTTGACTTGCAGATGTCAGTTGATAATCAACTTCAACAGAGTGGTTGTTTGTAAGTTTAACTCCTGTGTCAATGTACTGCGTACCCGTGGATTCCAGATATTCAACACGATGGATTTCACGACCATAGGTAAATGAGCCAGTTCCTTGATTATAGAATACTTTGCCCGTAACTTTATCATACATACAGGGTACACCCGACCAATCCAACACGGGAATAAAATCTCCTATAAGTACATCGTTTCTTATAAACTGAACCTTGTATATTCTTTGTGTTGCTAACACGGGTGAACTATTCATAACGACACGACCAAATAAAATAATGTTATATTGTGTGTTGGGTGTCCCAGATGACGTATATTCCGTACCATTAAAACTAAAATAATGAGAGCCATTTTTGATATAGTTAAAATCAATAGTATTTACTTCATTCGGTTGGACAACTACATTTGTTGCCAAATAATTTCCATATCCGACTTCAAAATGATTATCGTAGTTAATCCAGTACCTTAAGTTACCATTACCATTTGAGCCCAAGATACTTGAGTTTTTGGCAATAGATGTTCCTGTATATGCTTGAACAACCTTTGTTCTTAAATCTTCACTTGGTAATATACCAGTATCTATCCATTGTGTCCCTGTGGATTCAAGATATTCTACTTCTGTAAATCCTGTTGGCAAGTCATTTAAAGGTTCATATAATAATCTCATTAGCTCCAATCCCTAAATATTGTCGGTTGAGAAGCTCCAACATCAGAATACGTCAGCGTTATATTTGCGCTTAACGCCTTACCATTAACTGTTCTGCTTGTAGGAACGTAGTTATTTAATGTCGCAGGCTGTACAGCTGTATCAGCCTTTGCACCTTGTGCCGCCGTTGCATAGCTTGTAGAAGCTGTATATGCAGCGCTACCCAATCCATAGACAGATACTTCTGCGCTTGTACCGTTTGTATTAACAGAGATTGTTCCGTTTGTAGCACCAGTTGAAACAGAGCGAACACCAGAGTTACTAACAACGTTGCTTGTTATATCAATACCAGTCCCAGAAGTTAATACATCTTGTTTCCCAGTTAGGTCTATATTCGCAATCTTACTTGTTACAACGCTAACACCATTAACCTGAACGTCATCTACCTGTCCAAAGCTATCTTTGCTATACGTTGTTTGGTTTCCACTTGAATCTGTACCATACACTTTGTTTGCATCAGAAACTTTATCAACCTTTCCAGAATCTATCGTGTCTTGGTCGTTTGCGGTTCTGTATGGGGTCAAATCAACAACGCCACTCAATCTATCCCAAGCTGTACCAGACCAAGCGTAGTTTGCATCGTCTTCTAAAACGTTCCACATATCACCAGTTTCTTGACCCGTTGTTGGCAAATCAGCATACGTTGCAACACTTCCTTTGTATCGCAAAACGCTTCCAAGACTATCAACCAAGTCTTTGGCAACCTTTGCCCATCCCTTTGAAGAGTGTTCACCACCAAGAACCTGAACCTGTACGTCAGCACCTTCTGCCCATACGTTAGCGTTTGATGCGCTTGTAGAAGCACTTGATGCACTTGATGCGGCGTTCGTAGCAGATGCAGATGCTTCGCTTGCTTTCGTTGTAGCAACGCCCGCTTGTGTTGAAGCTATGCCTGCCTGTGTAGCAGCTGTGCTTGCGTGTCCTGACGCTGTACTTGCATATCCCAAAGCAGCGGTTGCGCTATTGCTTGCGCTAGTGGCAGAATTGCTTGCACTTGTTGCAGAATTGGCAGAGTTTGTTGCACTTGTAGCAGCTTCGCCAGCTTTTGTTGTAGCAACACCAGCGCTTGCGCTTGCAGATATAGCACTTGCAGAAGCAGACGATGCAGAGCTAGCAGCGTTCGTTTCGCTTGTAGCAGCAAGTTCTGCATAATACTTTGAGTTGTTCGTTTCTGTACCAGTTCCACCGATGGCATAAGCCTTTGCAGAATAATCAACAGGAACACCATCTTCTTCAACCATACCATCTGTTTTAATTGCCCAGTCTTTTGACAAGTCAATCATAGCCTGTTCAAGAGTTGGGTCAAATAGGTAAGTTGTTTGCGTTTTTACCTTTACGCCATTTTGGGGTTTTAGTTTTATTTTAATCTTACTCATTGAACACTCCCTCTTCAATAATGTATTCGTCAGACCAGATTTCTTCATCCTTATCGTTGGCACGATAAATCTTGATAGCACCGATAGCATCGCCTGTTTCTAGGCTACCTGTTTGTGTAGCATCAAACTCAAACAATAAATTATTTGTGGAGGGATTTTCATATTCAAAGGAGAGTAGGGCTTGCGAATCACTATCACTTTTCTTTTTCTTCAATATAAACTTCACCGTTGAAGTTGATAAATCAACCGGAGTTCCATCGCAGTTAGTCAGTTCAACCTCAAGTGGATAAAGACATTTTTTTGTGATGTGTTGCATTTTAATCCCTCCTATTTATAGTTTAGCAAATACAAAATCATTTTTCAAGCTTTTTCTTACTTCACTTTCGTTTTCTTGTTACTTATTGGTTTTGCGCCGACAAGTAACGGTTCAAGAATCATATCTGGCAAGAAAGCTCTTAACAGTTTATCATCTTCGTCATAGTGCCTCATCAAGTAAGCTATGTCGTCTATTGGCGTACCCAAGCCCACCATTTGCTGGAAGAAGTCATCAACCTGTCCACGTGTTAATTGTAAGGCTTGGTGCTTGTTCAATCCAATAACTCCAAGTCCAGAACCAGCGAACGTGTCTAACACTTCTTTTGCAGCGAACGCTTGCCACCCATATTTCAAGAAAGCGATTAGCAATTCCATAAGTCCTTCCCATCCGATTACAGCTACGTCTGCCATAATGTCTTTCCCTGCTTTTTTATAGTCGCCATTTCTGAAATCGTTAGCCAACTCACTCACCATATATTCAGCACGGTGTAAAGAGAATGTCTTAAACATATAGAACACACGACCATTTGGATTTTGTAGGTATGCAGTTGGCATAGCACTACGAGAAATCGGTTGAATCTTGCTGATTTCGTGGAACAACAACACCTTTACAGGCTCGCTTATCTTGTTTTCGTCCAAGTCTTTTATAAGTGTATCTGTTTCATCGCCAAACAATCTATCATATTTTTCGTGGAACTTATCAGGTGTTTTAGCCAATTTCTGTAAAGACTTATAACTACCACGCATAAAAGCGTTTTTCATTATAGCATCTGCCCAGTTAATACCTTTCCACTTTGTTGCGATGTTTGCAATCTTTCCCCCAATGTCTTCCTTGCTTGTTTGAAACTCCTCGCCCAATGGGTCAATACCAAGATTTTCAAGTGTGATTCTCTTGTCGGGATGGAACAAGGCATCCAATGTATTCAGAACGCCATTGACTTTCATCATCATACCAATATCAGCAAACTGGCGAACTGTTGTGCTGTAAGAAAGTTTTGTGGCATAGCCATACTGTCTCATAGCTTGTAAGAACTTATTGCCAATTCCGTTTGGCAAATACAAAGCAGATAGCACATCACGAACTTCGTCAATTTCTTTCTTGGTTAATTCATTATTACCAAACAAACGATTGATAATCTTCCCGATACTTTCTTCTGCTGTGCTTTCCTTATATTCAATATCACGCCCAAATGCTTCACGCATAGAGAGAAGTTTAGCCATACTTCCCATATAATCAACAAGCGTTTCCATAGATGGCTTGTAGTATTTCGCCATTCTATCTGTGATTAAATCTAGCTTGCGTTCCTTTGTGTTCCTGTTTTGATTCAAAGAAACACTACCCTTAAAACCCATAATATGCTTGTCTAACCACTCTGCTTGTTCTTGTGGCGTTGCATCCTTGCCTATGGATTCTTCCATTTCTTTTCTTAATGATGGATATGTTAAACCCATTTCTTGCAACAACCCATCATAATCCAAAACAGCTCTTGGGAAGTAGTTATCTCTATACCCAACCTCTACACCAGAATCTTGAAGCTCGTTGTAGATTTCCTCTAACATTCCGTGTACAGCTTCAGTACCATCTTTGCCTAGAATATCCTCTACATCACCCCATTGTTGATTAAGCAGGAAGTATTGGACTTTTGCCTTGTCTTCGTTGGATAGTTTATTAAATGATTCATAGAACGGTTGGATTTGGTCTGCCCATTTCTTTATACGCAAACCTTGTGATTGTTCTGCCTTTTGCACCAACAAACCTAAACGAGCATCTATCTTGGCAAGTCTTTCATAGCTAGATTGCAATACGTTTGTAGGAAGTTCTTTTGCACTTTCCCAAACGTTCTTTCCCCAATCCTTTACGTTTGCCCAAGTCGTATCAGGTTTAACGTTGTTTGCCATTTCACGAACTAACTTTGCCTTTTCTTCTGCTAGCTTTTGTTGAGCTTCTGCAAGTTGTTTGAGCTTATTATATAACACTTCCAAAGATTGCTGATTCTTTTCTGCTGTATCAAACACTTCGTCAATACTTGTTCCACCCAGCATTTCATCATAGAATCTTCTGATTTGGTTGTTGATTCTTACAGGCTCTTCTTTTCCTTTTTCGTTCTTTACTCTTAGTGTTTTAATGCCAGCATATATGTGCATCAACCAGTCTCTAAACCGAGCAAACACACCCTTTTCACCACCGAGATATTGATTAGGAGATTTGCCCTCACGCATATACATTTCAAATCCACGAGCAAAGCGTTCCCAATCAGCCTGAGTAAAAGCTTGTCCTTGCTTTTTACCAAGCCAATTACGGATAACATTCAAATCACTTTGTGCTTTTGCGTTCCCATTCTGTGCTAGGCGTTCCAATACATCCATATAAGAGTGTGCCATTTCGTGAACAAATGTGCTTTCGTTGGCGTTTTCAAAGAGATATACAGTTCCCTTGTAGTATGCACCACGAGGATTTGCTTCGTCTTGATAGAACTTCTGAATCACTTTTACATCATCTGGATTAAAGATTACAAAGCAACGACCATCTTGTTGCCCATAATAGGTAATGCCCTTAATGCCTTTACTTTCAAGATATTCAGAAGCCTTTTTATCAGAACCAAGTTTTTTTGATAATTTTTCATATATTTCTTTTCCAGTTGTATTATAATAATCTAACAAATGTATATCTTCATAAGATATTTTAGTTCCATTTGCCATTCTATATGTAAATCCTTCTATGTCACCATTTTCTCTAAAATGATTAACAATAGCCTCAACAGTTTCTTTTTGTTTCCCTTTAGCATATTTTTTAAGGAAATAATCTAAAGTTTCCTCAAGACTCATATCTGTAGGTGTAACAATATCTTCTTTTTCTAGAATAGATTTTACATAATCGCTTTGCTCACTAAATGGTTTTTGCTCATCCAACAAATAAGGGCTTTCTGGTATATCTACTTCGTGGACCTGTCCTTTTTCGGATACATCTTTTATTTTTGAAATATCAAATTCTTGTGCAGCTTTCAAATTTTTCTTGTTTTCTTCTCCGACCTTTTTCCAGTCCTCAGTATCAAACAACTCAGAATTGTCAATAAAACTTTGATAATAATCCTTTAGCCTATCAAGTTTGTGTTTAGATACATTATACTCTCCACCAACCCCACTAAACACCAAAGCACTTGCAACCCTCATCTCTGGTGTAGCATTTTCTATCTGTGTTCCCCGCAAATGCGTAATTGGCTTCCCTTCGTATTCAAATTTTTTTATTACGTTTGAAATTCTTGCTTTTCTATAACCCTCTGCTACATCCTTACTTAAAGCATAGTAAAGACCCCACCCGTGAACTTGTGCGCCCTCTCCTGTTCCAATCGCTTCTAGCGATGGTCTGTCATAATCCACACGAGAGCCAGCATAGGCAGATTGGAAAAGAACATCTTGATAATATATGTCATTATTTTCAGTAGAGAAAGTTCCCCGGTTTGTTGTTGCCTTATACTGATTCTCTTCAAAAGGAATCCAAACGGTGTGTAATTCGCCACCGTGTTTGCCACCTTTGTCTTTTATCCCATCATATCCAAATGACTTTAACGTATCGGTTACCCAATCAGGTATAGATGTCCAAACGTTTGTACTACCTGTTTTTAGGTCATAATCAAGTTGCTCAATCCAAAAACCAGCATCCATCGTTTGCTTATCCCACGCATCAACTCCATATGCACCTTTTAGGTTTCCTTGTTTTTTTGCGTTTTCTTTTAATTTTTTTATAACCTTTTCATCTATGTTAGACGTATCCAAAGGATTCTGTATTGAAGCATACATCTCATACACTTTTGATTTGTCTGCATTTGGGTCAACGTAATTTATTTTTTCTCTTGGTATTCCAGCCATCTCAAGAATATCAATAAATCGTTCTTCCCTTCCATACAAAGACCCACTTGTAAGCCAAGCATCAACCAAATCTCGTATCGCATTGTTATATTGTCCACTCGGTCTATATCCACCATTTCCGTTTTTCGCAGACTCATCATAAACAACCGGCAAATCCAAAGAATCGTAGTCAACAGTAATATGTGGTGCTTTTTCTCTAACCTTTTTCATTGTTTCATAATCAAGCACACTCCACACCTTATCAAGTGTATATTCTTTCCCATTAACATTTATGGAAAACCATTTATTATAATCTCCCCATATTTCATCCATCAAAGATGTATCTTGTTTTGATTTTGCATATCCTTCTGCTATTTCCTTGTTTGTTGTTGAAAACGCCATAGGACCAGATGTTGCTCTATCTTTTCTAAACCTTGAGCCAACCCTATCTCCCCTTTTTGTACCGTGATATATTACTTGTGGTCTTCCTTGTTCATCAACAACCTTACTATCTCCAAACCAGTTGTAGAAGTATCTTAATGACTTTTCACTCCTTGCAATAGGATTGCCTTCGGAGTTCGTTGTTTGACGTTCTACTCCATTTATATTTATTGTGGTTGCTGTGTATTCAGGAACTCCGTTAGCTTTTTCTTCTGCATCAATTTCGTTGATACGTTCTGCAACATCTTGATACTGTGCTTGACCTTTACCACCAAATTCACTTGCCTTTTGTTGAATAATTCCACCAAGCATAGCATCTGCTTGTTCTACATCTACATCGTAGTTCTTGGCAATAGAATAAGCCATAGCAGAACGAACACGAGCATTTGCATCTGCAACAGATTCTTCTTGCCCAAACGCCTTTAATTGTTCGTATGTTTTATTATACACAGCGTTTATACCAGTGTTCATCTTTTTTGCTTGTTCAACATTTAACTTGCTCTTTGTCCACGCCAACACTTGTCCAAGAGTTTGCATTGGCTTTCCTTCTTGGTCAGCTTGATATAACACCATCCCGATATTTGGATTCTTTTGTGTGTCTATCTGAATATCGCCTAACTGATACAAAGGTGGCATACCTTCTGTTTTATCTCCACTCAATGCACCACCCATATCAACTAGCTCATTACGTTTAATTGTGTCTTCCAAACCCACCACAAGAGCATCAGAGGCGGCTTGGGCTTGTTCTTTATAGGTAAGAGCAACAGTTGTCAGTTCGTCTTTTGCGACTTGATTGGCGGCTTGTTGTAGTTCGTCTGTATCTACAATCTTGTTTAATTCGTTCTTGACACTGGCAATCTCTTCGTCAGAATGACCCGTTTTCTTCATAAGGTCGCCCACTTCATTCACGGTGTTTCTATTTAATATATTACCACCAACAGAGCCACCCAAAGAAGCAACAGCACCACCAACCATAGACACGCCAATTTCTTGAAGTTTCTCAATCAAACTACGATTGTCTATGTTCCAGTTCGCACCCAGTTCATTTGCTTGTTGTAATCCTTCCTGTACAGCGTTTTCTAGCAAGTCTTTTACAATGGCAATAGGCTTTGACTTTTTAGCCAACGAACCAAAGATTCTGTTAAATTGTAATCTTTCAAGAGCTGCTTCTCCCGTACCGTGAATAGCACCACGAACAAGAGACTCACCCATTCCAGTTCCAGCTTCACGCTGTCTTACATAGGTGTCTTGTGCAGCACTAACACCAAACATAGGAGCAACCGTAGCACCACCCAGCGTACCACCAACTGCAACGCTACCCCACACGCTACCCAAAGCATTTCCAACAATGTTTTCAACTGTGCTTGCATCGTCAATACCAGTAATGCGTTGCATTTCTTTTGTCCAAGCCTCAATACCCTTGTTGGCTTCTCTTACCCACTTATCAGCAGATTCAGTATCGCCAGCAGCACCACTTAAAGCATACAATGAAGTTGCTGTCTTCGCAATTAAAGGCATTGTGTTTGTAGCGGCATAGCCAGCCCATCTTACAGGCGCTTTTACAACCCCTTCAACAGCTCCTTTTGTTGCTTCCCAAGCAGAGCTTTTCATAGGGAGTCCCTGTTCTTCTGCTTTTCGTTCCAAATATCCATCAAACAATGCAGGAGATATTGGCTCATCAAGATTTCTCATACCCATAATAAAGGCGTTATTATTCTTCCCAGCCATCTTTTTAAGGGCTTTAATTTCAACATCACGTTCACTAGCATATTCCCCAGCTTCAATCGTTTGTTGAAGTTTTGGAATATAATAGGTATCGCTACCCTCTTGTTGTTCAAGTGATAACAAACTCGGGGAAAAATAATTGTTTTCTTCTGCCATTATAAATCTACCTCTATTTTTGTTTCGTTATACGTTTTTTTACCGTTGTTAATTGTGTAGAAATAGTCTGTATTTACCTTTGCGCTAGCATCTCTTTGTATTGGCTGTCTTGATACCTTTCTTCCGTTAATAAACACAGAGTTGTATTCTTTACCATATCCGCCAGCATAACGTTCCTGTGTGTTCTTGATAGCCTTTGCCATCAAGTCCTTTGAAATATTACGAGAAGAACTATCGTATGCTCTTAAATCAAGCCCTTGTTCTTTAGCCATAGTATAGTAATCACGAATCGTAACAACAGACATTTCGTCAGCCCACAATTCCCCAACCATTTTACCATCGTTTTTCAATGCTTGAAGAGCAGTTGAGAAAGCACTATCTCTTCCCCATTCGTCAAAAGTGTCAGCAGGATTCTTTAATGATTCAATCAAATCTCCAATGGTTTCCTTTTTATACTTCTTTCTATCAGACTTTGTTAAGCCATCCTCATCAATACCATCAATATTATCCATCAATTCAAGGTTATGCAGTATTCTTTCAGATGGTTTTTCTTTCTTCAAGTCCTGAATGGTTTTCATTTCGCTTTCAATAACGATGGAGTTCATCATTTGTCTATCAGCCAACGCCTGCATTTCAGGTGTAATTTCATCACTACTACCAGCTTTCTTTAAAGCTCTAGCGTGTGATTTTAACACAAAGTCTTTAAAGTCTAAATATGAATCAGTTGGCAACATACTCTTAAGGTCGCCATTTGATATAAAACCATCTTCATCTGTATAGCTTACGCCAAATTCATCGTTCTTAAGCATATCAATAATCTTTTGGCGTTCGTGTACATCTAATTGTAGGTAACCACCCTTAAGTCTTTCAACAATTCCATTGTTAAAGTGGCGTTCCATTTGAACTCGTTGTCCGGGTGTGAACAGATTAAAACCACGAACATCTTTACTAGCTAGGTATTTATCAAGATTACCTTTTGCTTCGGATAGCGTGCGCAAATCATCAACGCCAAAATCCCCATTCATTATGTTTTCAATGGAAATCCCAGTTCTATCCATATTTTTTTGGATGTCGCTTAACGTTTGATACTCAAGCTCTTCATTCTGTTTGCGATACATATTAGAATAGGCACGGTTGATATATGGCGATTTGCTTAGTTCATAGTGCATAATAACATCAGCTTTTACATCAGGATTCTGTATATCTCCATATATTTTAGATGCTACCTTGTCAGCTTCCTTAGCAAATGCTTGAGGGTTACTTGCAAATGCAGGGTCATTAGATAAACGTTGAAGTTCATCGTTAATAGCAAGGTTGCTTCCGTTCACATATAATTCATTAGCAAGTTTCTGGTATTTCTCCGCCTTTTGTTGAGCATAGTCTTCAATGGCATCAAACACCTTTGCGCTTTGTCGCACGTCAGAACCTGTGGACATTTCCCCTATATTTACTGTAGGAGTTTCTGTTAGACCACGTTCGGTATAAATATCACCCATTTAACCTCCAATCAGACCAGCTGTGTTAAGTGCTGCGCCACTAATTCCTTGTGCCACACCACTAACAAGTCCTGCACGACCTTTAATCTTTGCTATCTTTGCTTGTGTTCTTAATGCGCTTGCTTGTAACGAAGCGTTTTGTTCCATTGTTTGAATGTCCTTACCAAGAGCTTCAGAGGAACGTTGTAAGTTGGCTTGTACGCTACCACTTTGAACAGCTATACCACGTTGGGCAGCGTTAAACATATAATTACCAGTTGCTTCAATAAACTGTTGTCTTAACTGGTTAGCACGTTGTTTTGCTTGCAATTCAACATTCCCAGCTTGGATATTTAGATTACGTGCATCTGTACGAAGTGCAGCATAGTCAATAAAACTACCAGCCATATTGGAAAAGCTACTAGCTAATCCTGCGCCATACTGAATCTTCTTTTGATAATCTGCTTTTTCTTGGTTGGCGTTTGCCATTGCTATTAAATCGTCTATACTTGCCATATTATCCCTCATAATTTATGTTTAACAAAACAGACAGTATATCAATCGGGTAGTACTCCCCTCTGATATTAAATCTTACATCATTTCCGTATTTTGTGCAAGAGTAAAAATCAAAAATTCCGTCTTTTGACTTCTTTTTTTGCTCATTGAACTCTAAACGTTCTGTATCTTTACAGGTTATTGTCGCTTTAGAGATACGTTTCTTAATGCTTGTAGTCTTTCCGTTGATTGCAATAGGATTGCTTTCAAGGTAATAATCATAGGCAATACCGATATTGCAAGTTTCGTTTGGTACTTCATCAAGGATAATCGTGTTGTTTCCAACAAGATATTTACCGTAGTTCTTTGTATCTGTATAGACGTACACATACTTCCCATCATATCTGTACAAGCCATCAACCTGACTTGTTGTGATATACTCCTGACGTGTACAATCTGTTGGGACATTTGTTATCTTTTCAAGACATATAGTTCCATTGCGGTCAATAAGCATATAAACATCATCAAGAATACAACAGACATCTTTTACAGCCCCGTTTGTTTTATATTGAGAAATACTTATAACCTTTTGGTCTAGCAATAAGCACCCACAGAGCATAGTTCCGTCAGCCAAAACCAAATAGATGAAGTCGGACTTATCACGAGATGAGTTTGTTTCCACGTCAAACGCCACAGGACTCTGTATCAGGTTAGAGAAAAGGCTAATGTTTTCAGTTGTGAACGATGCTTGGTCGTAGTCATAAGCATAACTCAACAAGCTCTTTCCGTTCTTTTCAATGAAGCACACATTCCCCGAAATAATAGCTGGCTCAATACCATAGCTACCATTTGCTGTATTTTTTGTAATGGAAATTAAGTTCGGTGTGTATGTACCTTCCTTGATTGTCCATTCATCCCCACTTGTTAAAACGTGAATACCCCTCTGTTCAACCATATTCATAATGCGATTATTCGTAAGCATTGTAATATCTATCGCATCATTGTCATAGTTTCCTGCGTTCTTGAAGTTATTATAATCGTCTAGGCGACTTGCCCAAATATGTGATGGCAAACTGTAAGAGCCACCAAACCATAATCTTTGTTGAGCAAATAAGCAAGTAGATGGATAGCCACGTTGCGCACTCCATACCGCTTCATAACCAGAAATATAATCCCAAGAAGTTATCTTGTCGGTTGTATAGAACGGAATGACAGTTACGCCCTTTACAACCGTTCCGCTGGTATATTCGGTAATACGGACACGTCCACCGTTTCCGTCAATATATTGTCCGACCCAGCCAGAATCAAACACGCTAGAATCAGCAGTGATTTTAATTGAACCCTCTAACCCAGAAGGAGTAATACCAACCGTTTTTGCTGCTGTTGTTTCGCTTCCAAACAAATGATATGGAGTGTTCTTAATCGTGAAATCAGACCAAACCCAAGTACCATCAGATTGGCGTTGTAGTTGTTTTGGAGGCATTAACGGATGCGTAATAATAACAGTATCATCCTTATATGCTACGTCAATATCACGGATGTAGTTTTGCAACAACCCAGTTGCCGTTACAATCTGTGCAAGAACGTCATCTTTGAAAATCTGCACCTTTTCTTCAACAAACACCAACAAATATCTATCTTCGTTGTTATAGATGAACTTGTGCATTTTAACAGGCAATTCGCTTTGATTTGAGCCACTTATATCGTTACGAATATATTGGAATGACAAAGAGCTTTGCAAGTTTTCATCACCGCTTAATTCTATCTTAACATAACGATACCGATAATTCATTTCAACAGATAAGTCGTATTCTGTCGTGGATATATTGCGTGTAGCAATTTCTTCCCAAGTGTTTCCATCTGTTGAGCCAGAGAACTTTAAATTATATGATGGTTCGTGTAGTTTTATTTTAACGTACCCATCTATACCAGAACGAACATAGTCAATTCCGCCACTAGCACTTGCTCCACCACCTTCGCCATATCCTTCATAAACAGAAGCACCACCGTTACAAGCACCTTGTCCACAGTTTCCACCAACGTTACCAGCGGATGATTCCAAGTTCTGTTCTAAATCGTTTGTGGTTACTGTACCACCAACTCCAGCGCTTCTCCAACCACCAGTTCCGTCTGTCCAAGCAGAGCCACCACCAGTACCACCAGACACATCAACCAATGTTGAAAAAGTAGAAGAACCACCATTTCCACCGTAACCAGCAGTTCTGTTTATCTGACCGTTGTTTAATCCACTACCTCCAGCACCAACAACGCTAGCGTAAGAGCCAGCTGTTAATGTTGTGATACCACGAACATAAGCACCAGAACCACCACCAGCACAAGCGTTTTTGTATGGGCGTGTAGGGTCGCACGTTGCAGAAGAACCACCACCTGCACCAACTACAACAATCTCATAAGAACCACTTTCAAGCGTGTCTGTATAGTTTCCAGCAGATGTGTGTTCTATTGTGTATGGTACAACCTTAATTCCTTTTACTTCAATTCTACAAGAACCAGCGCTATTTGTTCCGTAGTCCAGTTCAGCTAAAAGCTTGTTTGTGCTTAATGTTGGACTCGTTACCGCTGTTAAGTCTGTAAAGTGTGATGTATCGTTAAATATGTCAGAAGTAATCGCATCAGGCTCTACCTCGTCAATATCTGTAATATAGTCAATGTATTTTGTACCCAAGCGAGAACGCACACCACCATAAATCGTTGACACTACATTCTTCATTTCTTGTGCTGAAGAATCATAAAAAGTTAAGTCCGTTCTTTCAATCAGTTCAGGACTTACTTGACCTTTACTAAACTTAATCTTTTTTTGTAGTGTCTTTGCCATTACCAATTCCTTACAGCTGCGTAAATTCCACTATCTAATACCTTTGCAGGCTTTTGCATATTATCTAACGCTTTCGCATCAGCATAAGCACGTTCAGCCTTAATAAACAAGGATTGTTCCAAGTCCTTATCGCCTGTTATATTTTGGCATAAGTTATACGCCATAAACAAGCGCATCCATTCAACGAAGTATGGCGCTAATGTTTTCTCACATACCTTGCGTTGATAGTCAATAAAGCACTTTTCGCTATCAGTATGAATGTATCCACCATACATTTCAAACGACCTTAATGGTGAGCGATATTTGTCATCCGTAAAGGCGTTGTTTAAAATCTCCATATCGTCAGGGGTTTCGTATTTGTATTTCCATTTCCCCTCGTCATCTTCTTTTGTTAGCTCTGTTTGAGTCTTAAAGAAATTCCATTTGTTCTTTGATACACATAAAGAAAGATAATGCTCATATTCCCCGTTCACGAGTTTGACCGCATTATCGTCAGATTGTACAAAGTCGGGTCTTTCAACATAACCCAGAGCTGTCAAAACTAAATATTTAATGTCATCTTTTGTCATATTGAACCCCTTTTTAAGTTAGGGGGAGATAGGCTCTCCCCCAAGAAGCCTTAGGCGTTGGCAACCAATGTAATCACACCAGAAGAAACGGTCGCGTTGTATAAAGCACCTTTACCGTTTGCAGGTACGACAATGATTTGGTCGCGAGCAGCCATTCCAACGTTAGAAGGAATGTAGCCAGCTGTAGTTACTGTATCCCCACCAGCGTTGTTGTAAATCCACAACACAGGGGTTTTACCACGACCTTGATTGTTTCCAACAGTCTTTAAGTTATCTAATGAAAATGCCATTTTGTACTCCTTTCATTATTTCTTGGACAAGATACCAGCGATACCTTTATCGTCAATCACGACAGCTCCAGCGGAGAAGTCGCCACCGACCAACCAAGCACCCTTGTCAGCCACCCAAGACATTTCTGTTTCAATGTTTTGACCTAAAGCAAAACCAACGGCGTCTTTATGATAGACAAAGCCAATCACGTCAACACCGGCGTTTGCCAAAGGCAATCCACCTTCATCACGATTGTCAGCGATGACAACGAATTTCACACCCAAGAAGGTGTCAACTTCGCCTTGCACCAAAGCTTTGACAGAGTTGTAGTCAGCAGATGTAACAGCTGTTGTATCCAACAAGTCAGACAATTGTTGCACGGAGCAAGCAAATGTCAGGTTAGCATTAGGAACGCCGTTTTTACGGAGAGCCATAACGCCAGACTTTAATGTTGCAACAGTTAAAGCTGTGTTGGTTGTACCGAACTTCATGTTGGTTGAATCGTAGCCAGAAGCGATTGCATCAATAACAATCTGGTCCATACGCAAACCCAAAGCATCGGAAGCAACTTCAGCCAATTCTTTGGCTTCGGAGAAGTTGATTTTCAACACGTCAAATTTATCAACGTAGTCAAATGCTTCGTAGTCTTGGAGGTTACATTGAACTTGGCTATAATTCACGTTCATAGCAGTACGTTCAGAACCGGGGATGTGCAAAGTAGCAATTCCCTTACCTTTTTTGCGGAAGTACACAGATTTGGCATCTTCCACAGTTTTTTCTCTGGTTGTCCCAGCCAACAACCGTTTTTGACCGTATGCACGCTTTACTTCAGCATCATACGCATCTTGGAATACTGGACTAATATTTCTTGACATTTTTATAATCCTTTCTAATTGTCAAAGTTATACACAATATGGGATTATCAAAATAAGGCTCTATTCTATATGGGGTCAGTAAAATTCCTGATAAAGCCCAGAATAAAGGTTTTTCCAAACCCACATATATTATAGAACCTTTTATTTACAAAAGTCAAGTACTTTTTTACATATATTCGCCAACACGCCAACCTTCTTTGGCAGCACGTTCAAGAATTTGTCCTCTACGTCTGTCTGTTGTGTTGGGGTCGTTATATTCAGCAACTAGCTTTTCAATACTTCCATTATCGTCAGCGACAGCAGGAATATCAAAAGATGCGCCTGTATCTAACATTTCACGAACTTTACGGAAGATGTTATTGGCGTGTCCTGATTTACCAACCAAGTCCATAATCAATTTACGTTCTTCGGTTGTGAACGGTCCTCTATCTTTGTAAAAGTCCACGTTACCTTGCACGATTTCCTTGAACTTATCCCCCAAGATTTCTTTTTGCTTTTCAAGTTCTTTAGCCTTGTCAGCATCAATTTGTTCTTGTGGGCGTGTATCCATAATGTGCAGAGCTTCTAATTCCTGTAATAGAGCTTCTTTGTAAGCAGCATCAGCTTGTTTGCTCACGCCATTCTTATAGGCGATTTCGGACAATTTATTAAAACATTCTCTGATATGATTACCAACAGCATCGCCTTCGCCCATATAACGATTATACTTTTCGTCAGGTAAGTAGTCGTAGTCTTCTTGCTTTTCAGGAACGTCTACGCCCTTTGAGAGCTTTCTACGCATATCATCACGTTGTTTCTTTAGGCTTTCCATTTCCTTTTTATCGTTGTCCAAGCGTTCACGAACAGCATCTACACGCAAGGCTTTGGCTTCCTTATCGTATAATGTTTCGTCAAATCCGTCAGGGATTTCAGGTGCTAACGTTTCTTCGCTAGCTTCCTCTGATGGTTTTTCTTCTCCTGCAACGGTGGTATCAATACCTTCTGTCAATGTTTCATCTGTCATTCTTAATCCTTTCTATTTTGCGTTTGATGTGTTTTAATAGTTCTAACTTCCCCAACCTCAAGAACACATCATTACTATCTTGAGTGTTAGGCGTGAACTCACACAGGCGTTCCAAATCTTCTATGACTCGTTCGCCTGCGTCAGTTATAAATACTTTGGCATAGCAACTATCCAATTCCTCTTTGAGCATCAGCTTTTCCTTTTTCAATAGCGTTACTCATCTGCACTTGGTCTACCATAGCTTGTTGTTGTTGGGCTTGTATAGCTTGTGCTTCTTGCTCTTGCATAGCGGCGACATCTTCGGCTGTGTTAATGTACTTATAAGGTACACCACTTAACTTAGCTAATTCAACAGCCAAATCGTTCAGCTTAACAACTTTCGGTAATAATTGCATATTCGGGTCAAAGGCAGCACCAATTTGCAAGAACTGTAAGATTTGATTCAGTTCGGATGACCGTTGTTGGTTGGCTAATTGAGTGTTAATCTTAATCTTATACCCGAATCCGTTGAAGTTGCTAACGTCAAGAGCTGAGTCAATATGCCCAAACTTTTGCAAGATTTCAACAAAACGTTTCGTTAATGGGTATAAAAATTCGTTCATTAAACGACCAAAGCTGTTACTTAATTGTTTAGCCAGTTCGCTTGCACGTCTATTCACTTCTGTAGCCGTGAGCTTGCTTGGGTCATCAGGAATAGTCGTATCAAACATAGCCTTCTTGATGCTCATTTCAAGCTGTGTAGCGTTGTACTGTTCAAGGTCGGGTTGTTGGCTAACAGCTAATTGCTGAATTGTTGGGTTGTTAGACATATTGCTTGGAACAGGGTTGATAGCACCCGGTTCAAACACAAAGTTATTTACGTCATAATCCCCATCCATTGATGCAGTAAATACAGGAATCGTGAATCCCAACGCCCTTAGTGAGTATTCCTTTAACTTATTCAATGTGCGCACGTCAGAGAGTGTTTTAAGCCCACATCCACGACCATATACTTCGCCACTAGCTTTTGTCCAGCGCAAGCAAATAAACGGACTTTCTTTAAAGTGGCGTTCAACCAATACTTTCTTTTCTGTTTTATGGATAACAACATAAGTCCATCTACCGTTTTCTTTGTATGTGCATTCCAAGAGTTCCACTTCTTCTTGAGCTTTTTGTTCTTCAAACGTATGCTTGGCATCTTTCCAAGTTTCCGTGATGAGTTCGTTCTTCATCTTAAATTCACGGTAATAGTGGTCTGGCATACCGTCAGAGCCTTCTTCAATTACCATTTCCTTAAATGGAATCGTTTTGAATACCACGGGATTGTCGGGCGTACCTTCACGAACCATCAAATACGCTGTACCTGCGATTAAGTCATAATAGAACGATGTGATTTCGCTATCAAAGTTAGAACAATCTTTAAACACGTTGCAGATATTAGCAATCTTTTCAAGGTTTTGATTGACTTCAACTGGGTCGCCACCATCAGCTGTATAAGCATAGCCAGCTTCAAACGCCATCCAAGGCACATTGATTGGTGTCAACAATTCCTGAATCCGTTGTACGAATATGTCAGCGGATTGTTCAGGTACAGATGTATAGAGGTCAAGGCGTGTACGTTGCCCTTCCATTTTGTCTTCAACCTGTGTGTATCTGTCAGGCATAATATAGTTATACACTTGTTTGTACAAGTCCTTAAACTTATCCCGTTTTGGTAGAGCCACCCCATACCGTTTAATTAAGTCTTCAACATTGATTGTCATAGTTCCTCCTATCCTAATGTTTCAACGTTACCATTACCACCAAACAAAGATGAAGCCATTTTTCTGTCCTGCATATTTGTTCTGTATCTTGTACCACCAGCGCCTACACGTTCGCGCAATTCGTCAATTTGTGCTTTGCGTTGGTTATAAGCGTATTCTTTTTGCTGTTCCAAAGCCTTTGCTTGTCTAGCTTGTTCTTCTTTTGCAAGCCTTTGTTGCTGTCTTGCATAGTGTCCTGTAGCTAGGTTATACATACCCTGAAAGTCTTTTTTGCCACGAAGCGCACCATATCCAGCGCCATATATTCCGCCAAAGTAATACCCCGCACCAATCTGTACGAGCTTATTATCAGCAATGCTACTTACTGCTCTCTGTACGCTTTTAACCGGATTCTTTACTTTTAGCTTCATATATTACCCTAAAATGTCGTTTTCCAAGCGACCTGTTAAACCAGACGCTTGTGGTGTTTGAGTTGTCTTTGTTTTATAACCTTGAGTCAAGCTCTCACGTTGTTGGTCTATCATTTCTTTACGTTCTGTCAGAGCTTGTTCCGTTTGTTCTTTTTGGATAGCTTCAGCTTGACGTTGTTGTTCCTTTGCCGCTTTATTTTGTTTGTGCGCTTGTTGTGCAGAATAAGCTGTGCTTCCCAAAGCGCCTATTGCCGCTACTGCTACTGCTGTTTCAACACCCATTATATGTCCCTCCTCATACTTGCGACCCTATATCCCATCTTTCCCAACACACGATGTAGTTTGTCGTTCAAATGGCTTCCTTGTATAATATACCCTACTTTTTTACGTTTTGCAAGCTTTATTATTTCATCTTGCACTTTTTTGAATGTAGCTACGTTTCTATGCTCTGGCATAATGTACCAACTCACAACAGATAAATACTTTTCTCCCCACATATCAGGAGCTATTAAACACCAGATATAATAATATCCGCCATCAATAACTTCGCTAATAGGCTCAATGGTTTTAAAGAACTCAACTGTATAGCTATCCTTATCTTCTAAGCCATACTCTTTGTTCACTTGATTAACCCAAGCTGTAATCTTACCAGCCCCCACCATAAGCCACCCTCGCTTTGTAATTCGTTTTCTTTGTTGCTTTGTTGTAAATATACGGTAATATACGGAAAGCATCCGATGCGTGAGATGTATAATCGTGCAACGGTGTTTCCTTAAAGCAACGGTTCTTGTCGTCATATTCCCTGCGATAATCCCTTAAGCATCCATAACCTATCTTCGTCTTATTGTCAAACCTACACAATGGCAAAATACCACGTACAGCCTGAATATCTGCATACACATCCGTTGTTCTTGGTATAATGTCTATGTTTTCAAGCCCTAGACGCATAAGCTGATTCTGTATAGATTGAGCCTTTTCGTCTAATGTTAATTGTCTGTGTGTTCCATCGTGCGGGAGATGATGCCCAGCGTACCGATATTTCTTATCTAGTACAATACCAGCATAATGCCCTAGTCCGTATGTGTGATTCTCATAATAGTCTATAACACGAATTGTACCTTCTACGAATTGCACAAACCAAATAGCCATTGTGTCAGATACGCCCAAGTCCCACATTGTGTGTACTGGATAGCGTTCATCATAGGGATAATCGCCCAATGGACAGTTGTTAAGCATATCAGCATAGTATGCGCCCTGTAATGCACCAGCAAACGAGCAATAGTATTCCTGTTGGATTAGTTCTTCAGGCTTGCCACGCCTACGTTCTTCGTCAATATCCTCTTTGGTAACTACACCACCTGTATCATCTACGGTCAATTTACAGGTAAATGCACTACGTCCTTCTTGCATTTCTTTTGTTAAGAACTCGTACATTTCTTTAGCGTGATTGTTCCCACGTGGCGTTGTATTAAATAACACCCAGCCTTTTGTTTCACGCAACATTGGTTCAATAGCAAGGTCGTACAGGTTTGGTCGTTGCAAGGCGTATTCGGAGATAACAGCGCCTCTAATACCAGCGCCAACCAAGCTATCATACCTATCACCACCAATAAACGAGATAATGCTTCCATTTTTCAGATACACTTTCATTTCCATATCGCTGATTTTGTCAATGACTTGTTCAGGGATAAACGATAAATACTTATCCCCATCCTTTGTAATACCTTCCCATATAGCACGCCTTACCTGATTCTGTTGAGGGAGTATGTACCAATAGTTACCCGGAACATCTATTGCCTCTTGGATTAGGTATTGCAGACAGAACACGTCTTTGCCTGCTCTTCGGTGCATAAGTATAAAAGAACGTCTTATATTCCCTTTTATGAGAGTATCCCATATTTTCTGTTGGTAATCTCGTAAAGGTAATATAGGTAAGCTAATTTCCATACTTTCCTGCGATTTTGATTGTGAGTTCGTTATCAGGTTGACCGCCAATGTTCACATCACGTGGCAATACAGCTTTAGCAAGTGAAGCTAGTATTTCAGGTCTAGTGGTTTTCATAATGTTAATCCACTCTGGGTCATTGATGGCTTTCATAACGTTTTGTTTAAATTCAACGGTGTAGTTATTAGGAATACCCTTGCGAGAGCCTGCTAGTTTATTCCCCTTCTGGAATAGAATCTTTGGCATCCGTCACTTCTCCGTCACTTGATTCTTGAGGTTGTTCCTGTTTAGGTTCTTGTTTTTTCTTTCTTTTCAAAGACTTAACAGGTTTGGGTTCTTCTGTTTTTTCGTTAGGCTCAATTATGATACCATAACGAGCTTTAATTACTAGTGCAAAAGCAGGAAATTCTGACACGAGATTTTTAATATCATCTTCGGTTAGATTGAGCTTTTCAAGTAATTGGGAATAACCGTAACCTTGTTTGATTAAATCTTCAAATTGTTTGATTGTACCTAATGGGTTCATTATTTACCTCCTATTAAATGTTTGAACTTTGGCTCTCCAATAAGGCGTATGCGCATATCGTCAAGAGTCCGTTTTGTTTCTTTGTTAATCTTTTCCATTGAGTTAGCTAATGGCATTTTCATTTCAAAGGCGTGGTCGGCAAGTTCTTTCTTGTCAAAAGCCAAGATACATTCAACTTGTTCTACCCCTTTTTCTGTTTTGAGTAGATAAACGTCATAGCCAGATTGAGTAATTTGTTCGGAGATAACGATACCTTCCGATACTTTTTTGTTTTTAAAATCAACGTAAAATTTTTTTTGTCCTATCATAGTAAATCCTTTCGCACGATTATACCCTAGCACATTTTTTATCTTTTGTAAAGAAAAAAGTTGCATTTATGTAAAATATGTGATAATAAGGTAATTGTAGTAAAACGAAAGGGGGTACAATGTATATCATTACAGAATTTGGTCGGATTGTTTGTCCAGAGAGATTTCCTGACAAGTATAGCGCAGAGGTTTGGTGCTTGCACAACGGGTATGCCCGTTTAAAATGTATCAACAAAGAGGGCGACCAAGTAATCAAATTAACAGATTGTGTAAAAATTGAAAAAATAGATTGACATTTGTAAAAATTTATGATAATTAAGACGTGTGGCTAGGGACTGTACACCCGAAAGCCAGAACCTTACTGGTTGCCACACCATTGTTTAAGGTCTTATGAAAGGGATAAGGAAATGCAGTACAACAACACTAAAAAAATTATTATTGATGGGAGAAAATTAAATATACTTATTAGGCTTGGATGCCCTGATAAGCAAATCTTGGATGTCATAAAAACAGGAAATTTTGAAAAAACAGGTGATTCAATCATAGACGAAACGCTTGAATGTTTGGTTGATTTCAAAGAGTTTGATAATTGGGGTGGAAAACGTACGGGTGCAGGAAGACCACCTAAAATAAAGGAAGATAATCAAGTTGAAAATCAAGTTGATATTCAAGATGGAAATCAAGATATTATTCAAGTTGTAGATAAAGATAAAGATAGAGATATGTATAAAAAGGGGGATTGTAAAGGGGGAAAAAAGAAAGTTCTGATTGATGAGTATTTTAACTTTGGAGATTGTGAAGATGTTAGGGACATAGCCAACGAATTTGATGAGAGGGTTTTGAATAGCCTTTATAAATTCCTTATGGGTACATTTATGGGTCAGCAGGTTGATGTAGAGTGGATTAGAAAACAAGCTGAAAGATTTGCAGGGGGTGAACAATGATTAGAGTTTTAGAACTTTTTGGTGGATATGGTAGCCAAGCATTAGCTTTGGAAAACTTGGGAATAGAGTTTAAAAGCGACCTTTGTGATATAGATAAATACGCCATACAGGCATATAACCAAATTCACGGGGAAACATTTAACTATGGAGATATATGCTCTATTGATGAAACAAAACTACCATACTATGACTTGATTACATATTCAAGCCCTTGTCAAGATTTTAGCCAAGCAGGAAAGCAAGCTGGTGGTGAAAAGGGGTCTGGAACTCGGTCATCTCTTTTGTGGGAGTGTGAAAGAATTATCCGAGCAGTAAAGCCGAAATATCTGCTTATGGAAAACGTCAAAGCCCTAACCAGTAAAAAGTTTATGCCTTTGTTTGCTAAGTGGTTAAGAACTCTTGAAGATATGGGGTATAAGAACTGGTGGAAAGTACTAAACGCCAAAGATTACGGTGTTCCACAGAACAGGGAACGTGTCTTTGTTGTTTCAATCTTGGGTGGTGGAAATTATCAGTTCCCAGACCCAATGCCACTAACGAAACGCCTGAAAGATGTGTTAGAGCAGAACGTGGATGAAAAGTATTACATTAACAAGCCATTTAATACTTATCCAGATGGAACGTCAAGAACGATAAAGGCACAGTATTACAAAAATTCAACATCAAACTTTGAAAGGACAGATAGTTTTGGCGCAACAGGTGTTTTAGAACCAGTTTGTTGTGCATCTCGTGGTCGTAATCCTGATAATCCTAGCGACAGGACAACAGGAAGTCCAACAGAACAAATAATTGAAATAAACACAAACGGAACGACTAACACAATTACAACCGTTCAAAAGGACAACTATGTTATAGAGCCAAAGGTTGAAACACATATCATTCCACAAACTGTATCTGTTCGCAAGTATGATGTAGATATTAGAAAGTTGCAGGCGATTTTAAGAATGCAAAAGGAAACACTTGGTCTTACAAACAAACAGATTTCTGAAAAGTTAAACAAGCCATTGACGAATGTTGAGCATTGGTTTAGGACAGATGATGGGTTTAGCATACCAGAAAAAGATGTTTGGTTTTCATTGAAAGAACTGTTGAATATTGGAACTAATGAGTTTGATGATTCAATAACTACATTTGAAGAAAAGGAAAATGTTTTTGAAAAGGCAAATCGTTGTTATGGTGTTGGTGGTGTGTCGCCAACTCTAACAGCGACATCATCTGACGAAAAGATAATTGAGCCAAAAGTTATGCAAGAGCCTATGAATCTTTATCCAAACTCTGGAAATCCGCAGGCTGGTCGTGTCTATAACACGCAAGGAATAAGTCCAGCAATGGATACGTGTCAAGGTGGTGGATTAGAGCCGAAGATAACGGAAGTAATTGGTTCAACCCAAAAGAACGCATTTCACGGAGATGGTACTATATCCCCAAGTCTAACAAGCGCAATGGGAATGGGCGGTGGACAAATTCCTATGTGTAAATACGAGAATTTTCGTATCCGAAAACTCACACCACGTGAATGTTGGCGTTTAATGGGTGTTAAGGATGAACAGTTTGATAAACTGCACGATATTAGCAACAGCCAGTTATACAAGATGGCAGGGAATAGTATTGTGGTGGATGTTTTAATTGGCATATTCAAGAATATGTTTATGCCCGAAGAACAAGAACAAAAAGGACAGCTTGAATTATTTTAAGGAGGAAAAATGACTTGTTTTAAGTTACCTAATGGTAAATCAGTACGTCAATGGTGTTTTAAACATAATGCTAGCTATTCAGCTTATTGGAGATGTATTGAGGAAGGGATACCTGAAAAGAAAGCTCTAGAATACGCAAAAAGCGCAAAGAATAATTATTCGCACCCAACACACTATTACAACGGAGAACCAATCATTAAAATTTGTAGTGATGCGAACACATACGTAAGGGTATTAAGAAAGATGCGAGGGGGTATGTCGCCAGAGCTTGCCTTGAAATATGAGGGGGTAATATGAAAAAAGAAGAGCATTACCTACAAGTAGCCATTCACAACCTATTAACTTTTTACAAGATAGTTCACTTTGCTGTACCAAATGGCTCATTAAGAAATGTGAAAGTTGCTCGGGCATTAAAGGCAGAAGGCGTTATGGCTGGCGTTTCAGATTTAGTCATAGTTCTTCCTAACAGAATCGTTTTTGTTGAGATTAAGAACGGAAAGAAAGGCGTTCAATCGGATGCGCAAAAGGAATTTCAGCAAACAGTAGAGGGCTTAGGCTTTGAATATGTTATATTCAGAACCATAGATGATTGCCAAGATTTTATTAAAAAGTTAATAAATGGTTAATAAGTGTTATTTTTTTAAAAAAAGTGTTGAATTATGATAAAAAGTGTGTTATAATGCACCTGTAAAACGAAAAGGATTGTATGGAACGCAAAAGAAAATGTAAGATTCCACTCCGAAATTGTGATACCGAGTAGCTTTCCGTAAGAAAGTGTCAGTAAGTCCACTGTAAAGGGAAACGTAGTAAAACAAAGGAGTATTAAATGAAAAGAGAAAACAAATTAGAAAAACTTATTTCCTATATTGGAGATAGCGTTTATGACGTAATAGCAAGCGAACAAGACGAACGGGCATCTAATTATTTTGAAGACAAGCGTATGAACGATGATACGTTGGTTGATTTTGCAGAATGGTTTGATGGTTGGAATGGCTTTGAATCTTGGATTGATAAATTAAAGCAAGACAAAGCGTTCAAAGAATGCGTAATGGAATTGGCTCAATATGTGGCTTATAATAGAGAACCAAGAATTTAGGAGGTAATATGAGAGAGTTAAAAGCAGATGAAATTGAAGTAAAAGTAAAACAGGTTATAAAAACGGATAAATGGCAAGGGTTTGTTGCTTTGCTATACAAAACAGCTCGTGTTGATATGGATATTTTAGACGAAGAATACGGTGCTATGAACTGGCAATCAGAATACAAAGAAATCAAAGGAAACCTATACTGTGGTATCGGTGTTTGGAATGTAGATACAAAAGATTGGGTATGGAAATGGGATTGTGGTATTGAAAGTCGCGCAGATGGCGAAGGTAATGAAAAGAAGGGTGAGGCATCTGATGCGTTCAAGCGTGCGGGTTTTAAATGGGGTATCGGTCGTGAACTGTACACAGCCCCAAAGATTTTTGTTGAAGCAGAAGTATGTGTTGATAAGGAAGGTCGTAAATACTTGAAAGACAAGAAAGCATCCTATTCTGTACAAGAAATACAATGTGATAAGAATGGAGATATTGCTTCGTTAGTAATTCAAGACCAAAATGGTGGCGTTGTGTTCACTTGGAAAAAGAAAGGATTTAACGCACATCAATAGAGTTGCCACTCAATCGGTGGGCGTTGAGTGTGTTTTCTCCCTATATTGACTAGCCCACACCATTGAAAAGGAGGTTAAAATGGAAGCGCAAACAAAAAAAGTACTTGATTATTTATTAACACACAAAAAGGGATTAACTAGTATGAAGGCATTTTGGAGGTTTAGAATAACAAGACTTTCTGCAAGAATCTATGAATTGAGAGAAAAGGGGTATCATATCATAACATACAAAGACAAAAACACATTTAATGACGGTTATCACGGTCGCTATGTGTTATTAGAGAAAAAGAATTGGTGGGAATAATGTATATCGGAAACAAGACATATCTTAAAAACGTTTTTAGATTAGCTTACGAGCAAGCAGAGGCATTATTATCAGCTGGCAAACAGGTGGATGTGTCTGTTTCCGAGCATAAAACAAAACGGTCATCAGCTCAAAATAGGTTTTATTTTAAGGTAAATCAGGAATTGGCAAAGTTCTTTAATGAACACGGTCTTAGTTATGGAGAGTTTAGTATCCCATACACAACCGAATTATGCCACGAAATAAACAAAAAGCTGTTTGGAATATCCACAACAACAAAGATGAACAAGCAAGACTTTTGTGATTATATGACCCAGATATTGAGCTATTGGATAGAAAAGACGTGTGGCGAGTTTGAGTTTGATGAAACGCCATACAGCTATTTAGAACGAACAGGATTAGCAAATGAGGAATAAATACTTAGAAAACAAACTAGACAAGATGTATCAGGAACTATCACATAATAAATTATGCGCTATTTGTGGTAAAGGTGCTAACGCCATACACCACATTGTAGGCAGAATGAATATGTACTTGCGCTGGGACAAACAAAACGCCCTTCCTGTATGCGTACTTTGCCACAGAAAAATACACGATGGAAAAGTCAATGTCTATAACTATATTTCAGAAGAACGGATAAAATACTTGGAGAACAACCGTAACGTTGTATTTAAACCGGATGAATTATTTTACAAACAGAAACAAAAGGAGTTAAGATGATTGAAGATTTAATCAAACAACGAAAAGAGCTAGGTATTTCGGCTCGTAGATTCAGCAAGATTATAGGATATTCTATGAACTGGGTGTACCAAGTAGAACGTGGAGAACGTAGAATTAGCAAGGATTTTGTTAAGGCTTATGCTGATGGAATAAAAAAAATTAAAAAGATACTTGACTTATGTTAAAAAGTGTGCTATAAGAGTTCTTGTAGTAAAAGAAAGGAGTATTAAAATGAAAAACATTATTACAATTATTATTGGCTTGGGAATAGCTTTTTGCATCGTACTTGGACTTGACAGAGAAATGGCTCGTCAGGACTATTTAAGGGTTGTTAATCACGAATCAGATATGGTTAGCGTAGATGGCTGTATGTTCAAGATGAACTGTGATTATTATAACAATATGTTGAAAGGGGAATAAGATGTTTATTTTGTATGGTTTTATAGTAATGTGGGCAGAAGTTTTTGAATATGACATATTTAATCAAAAGCTTTTTGAGGCTCTTATGGGAACAGATGCTTTAATTGCGTTTTTATATGCGGTATTTTATCACATAAAAATTACAAGGGGGAACAAGAGATGACTTGGGAAGAACTCAAAGAAGAAGCTAAAAAGATGGGGTTAAAAAACACTGTTATACAGGAAACCTGTATAGAAATAGATGATGAGCTTTGGTTTGATTGTGTGGGAGGTTTTGGAATTAGCAACGGAGATGGAAGTTATAAGATAATAAGTAATGATAGAACACCCTCGCAAATGCTCGCCATAATGAAAGCACTACAATAGGAGGAAGAATGACAAAGACACTTACTGAACAATGGCGTGATGGAACGCTACCTGCTGGTTGCTATTATGTTTTATCAACAGAAGATGATACACCCGTAGCTTGTGATATAGATGTTGTTTGCGACTTTATGATTCGTGATGTAATTGCCCCCGTGCCTGATTATGGTTCTTTGTATAATCCAAATGATGGAAGGATACCTGTTGGATTGTTCACTGTTCTAAAACTAATCAAAAGGGATATAGAACATTATCAAAAGATAAGGCATTTAACCGATTTGGAATGCGGAATTAAGAGCCAAGTTGTAAGTTTATTGAAAAGATGGGGTGTAAAATGAATAAGTTTGAACAATACGAAAAAGGTTATAGTCCATCTGCTTTACAACACAAGTACGGACTATCATACGAACAAGGTTGCGAGCTTGCAGATGAGTTTAGAAAGCTACACGAAGACAGAGAAATACTTGCTAGGTATGTTACTCGTAGGCATCCTGA